CTTGGATCGAGTTGACCAAGCGCAAGTACCTTGCAGGTGTTGCATATGTTACGGCTGGCGACCAAACTATTGCCGCTGGCAACAATGCGGTGGTTGCCAACGTAACCTTCACTGCGGAAATCAACAACACGTATGTTCTAACAGTTACTGGTAGAATCAAAGGATCTGTAGCTGCTAGCCAGGCTCTCATCCAAGGCAAGCACAGAACAGGTGCAGGCCCCGCTGTTGTTGGTGATGCGAGTACAACAAATTCGCTGGACTACATTGTGGGCACTGATGTCACAGTCGGTGATATCTACACCTTCATTGGTGAGTTTGTCGCCTCAGCTAGCGGTACGTATACTGCAGGTCTACTCGTCAACTTCTTCAGCGGATCTGGTACTATGACTGTCTTTAGCAATAGCAACACGCAGATCCGAATAGGAGTTACTGAAGCAATTCCGGTGTAAGGAAAGGAGGGTGACATGTTAGTTGGAGTAGATGTTCACGGAGCGTTTCAGTCAGGAATCGACTTCAACCTGCTTAAGCGTCAGGGCTACTCGTTCGCAGCAATGAAGTTCACACAAGGTACAAGCTTCACTGCACCTAGTGTCGACACATGGCCACGAATGATTAGGGACGCTGGTCTAGTACTAGGTGGCTATCACTGGATCAATCATGGGCAAGCTGTTCAGCAAGCGGAGTTCTTCTTCAATACGCTTGAACGAACTAAGGCCCTGGTTCCAGGCCTGCCTACGCTGATCCAGCTCGACTGTGAAGACAATGCTACCTACACAGACGTGTTGCAGTGGAAGGATAGATGGAATCAGCTTTCAGGCAACCATCCATTCTTGCTGTATACAGGCAAGTGGTGGTGGGCTCCTTCAGACGGAAGCCGAAATTGGAACGGTCCGAACGTTACTCCGTTCCTGTGGCATTCGCAGTACCTAGTAGCCGACACAGATACAATTCAAGACGACCCATTTGTATTCGCTGCTCGCATTCCAAGCAGCTGGTGGATTCCAGGCTATGGTGCTTGGAACCGCGCAACGTTCATCCAGATGACGTCAAAGGGTGATGCTGGCTCGTTAGGTAACAACGTCGACCTGAACGCCTTTCAGGGTACGATGCAGAACCTACTTGCGCTCACTGGTACAGTACATCAACCGGAGGCTGTGAGTGACATGAAGGTATTTACCTGGAACAAGGGAATGTGGGTGTCTGGTGGCAATGCTCGTAGGAGTATTCCTGACGGCGGAGCTCTTACAGACATCTACGAAAGTGGTGGCGTGAACCTGGGAGATCGTAGCACGTGGTCGCAAGAGCGAATCGACAAGTGCTTCGGTCCCGACCAGGATACGCTCAAGGGTCAGGCTGGACCGCCCGGACCGGCGACCTACGTTCCACATACCCACACGGGCGATGAAGGTACGCCTACAGCGAAGGGGTAATGAAGCCAGATGTTTGGTGCGGAGTTAGGTCAGCTGGGTCCTTGGGGTTTGGCTAGCGCCTGCTTTATGCTCGTGTTCCTTGGTGGCCTAATTCCGCGCTGGACACATAACCAGAGGATCAATGATCTCAAGGACCTGAACAACAAGCTTGAGGCGGCACTGGATAAGCGCGATGAACAATTCGATAGGCTTATTGGCCAGAATGAAATCATCGTGCATACGCTGGAGGAAATAAAGGCGATAAGCAAAGAGACGAGGCCTGTGTCGTGAAGTGGCCGCCGTGGCGTAAGTCTGAGCACTCGGAAGAGATAGCTCGGGCCCAAGAACGGCTTGAGAAGGTTTACAGTGACGATGCTAAAGTAAATGATCTCTCTCGCCGGGCAAGAAAGATAGTGCATGAAAACGAGTTGGCTCCGGCCATCATGAAAGCATTGGGGGTGCGCAACTAATGTACCAGTGGTTCCTTGGGAGTATAACCGCTGCGGGACTTGTTGGATGTGTTACCTTCGTCCTACGCTACGCCATCCGTAGTAGGGGGGCCTGGCGTCGTAGTGAGGCTGGACGCTTCATGATGGTTACGTACTTTTGTACTGGGGCGCTTTTCACTTCAGTTCTTGCGAGTCAGATCTTTGGTGATTGGCCTGGTCGCAGGATCGTAACGGTAATCTTGTTTTCGGCTTATGTAGTCTTTACCTGGTGGCCGCAACGCCTACTGACTAAGGCTGGTAGGCTAAACAATGACTGACTATAAATACATCTTCGGGTCTCTTCGTGATGAACAGATCGTTGCGGAGATTCCTTTGTACGGAACTTTTATGGACTTGGAGTTGAATGTCGGAGGAACGTTCAACGGTTCTTTCAACCTTGACCAGACGGGAATAAGTAACCGCATTCTTCTGGATGCAACATCGCCAGGACGAACCTGGGTAGTCTGCGAGCGTAACGGTCAAGCTGTCTGGGCTGGATTTATTTGGAGTCGTGTATACCAAAGTCAGTCTAAGTCAGTGCAGCTATTTGCGAACAGCTTCGAGAAGTATCCGGCGAAGCAACTTATACGTTCTCAATTCACAGAAGGAGGAGTTGATCAACTTCAAACCTTCCGGGACCTTTGGGCGCACATGCAAGCTGTGCCGGGACGCAATATAAACATCAACCTTCCAACGGCTACTCCGCCTATAGTCGTTCCGAAGTATGTGGACATTGCTCCTACTGACTACAAGTACTATTCCGAGGTCATGGATGCCTTGGCCACCGGCACAGACGGTTTCGACTGGACGATCGATGTTGCTAAGTCAGGTCAATACTACCTCAAAACACTTCGCTATGGCTATCCTATAACGGGTAGCGCTGATCCAAAGAACCTGACGTTCGAATATCCCGGTGACATCTTAAACTACTACGCTACTGAGTCAATGGTAGATGCAGGGACTAACGTCTTCACACTAGGAAATGGTGAAGGCACATCAATGCCAACTCGAGAGGTTATCCATCAAGACCTTCTCGACGGTGGCTTTCCTAGATGGGACTCTGTAGCTCCTCACAAGGACGTTGACAATCAATCAACGATCGACGGGATAGCTATACAGGAAGCAGCTATTAGGCGACCACCAATGTTGGTGATGAAGCCTACACTGAAGGCGAATCTGATTCCTGAGTTTGGAAGCTTCGGACTTGGTGATGCTTGCACCGTCTATATCAAAGATCCCAGGTTCCCTGAAGGCTTCACATTTACGTCTCGGATTATCAAGTGGACTCTAAATCCACAGGCGTCGGACCAGACTGATGAGTTCACCATAATCTTTGCAGGTGACGAGAATGGGTAGATATAGGACTGACAAGGATCTGATTGACAAAATCAATGAGCTCGAAGCTCGTCTGTCCAAGCTAGAACGGACGCCTCAGGCAAGCAGCATGGGCGTAAACATTGCAGGCATCACGGTTCAGGGCGGGTCCGTTACAACCCGTCGTGATCCAATAGCCGCACAAGGTCTAATTAGCACAGGATCAAACAACAGTGTTAATGGCGAAGTAGGCATGAGCCATAGCATACAACGTTCCAATTCAGTGAAAGGTGATGACCACTTCACTGATGGTACCACTGTCGATGGCAACATCGCTATGCAGGTCGGAACAGTTGATGGTGGCCACGACTTTCCTGGCTTTGCATTCCCTACACTTGTCCTGTACGACAAGTCGGGAAGCCCGTTAGTAGCTGACTCGGGCAACGCTCGAAGAGGCTTCTCGGATCCAGTACTGCATCAATCGTTCACGGATGGCACGTACTTCTCGAGCACCTCGACGACGTTCTCATTCATTATGTCGGCAGAGTGGTACATGTACCATCCGCACTGTCGGATCCGAGTAATCGTTCAGAACGATGCTGCGAACTCGAGTGAGCTTCGCGTTTCGGAGAATGGTGGGAACAACAGCATTCTAGTGACACCCATCGGACTAGGAGCTTTTCAATACGTGGACTTGATCGTTAGAAGGTCAAGCATGGTGTCTGGTGTCGCACCAAATGGTAACGTCGCAGCACTGAACCTCGAACACAGACGTGTCACAGGCGCAGGAACGATTAGGACACAAATCATCAGTGTGGTCGGCATTGACTTGTCCGCCTCCCAACCGTTCTAGCGCCACACAGACCACTAGCCGGCAGCCTGGGCATTCACCCTCCCTCAGCTGCCGGCTAGTGTTCTATCTGTAGCTATACGCTTATAGAATCTCTACGCCTGTTGCAGGTGGTCGAAACGGTTCGAAGAGCGACAGATCGTTCAACTGAAATGAACGATAGGCAAGCAGGTGTCTAGTGGCATCCATGGCGTGCCGCTGGCCAGGAACCCACAGGCCGAGTGCCTTGATCTTATCGTCAATCCAGAAGCCTTTACCCTTTGATGCACCGGATCGAACCAGCTTGACGTAGTCTCGAGAGTACGCCCAGAGACGAAGAGCTCCTACAACCTCTGCTGCGGTGTAGTCGATCTTGTAGCGGTCGCGTTCGTCCTTGCGAAACTCGAACGGCTCGTAGACGATGTGCACGCTCTTGTGGCCTGTGAAAGGTTGCGCATACCGACAAATGCCTTCGAGCCGGCTGAACAACGTGCTGAGCCGGAAGTCATCATCGCAGCAGTCGATCTGCTCACGACCCCACAAGTCGTCCAAGGTCCAGTACGCCAGGCCCGTAGTACCTCCTGGGTCCATTGCGATGATCAACTTCATCGGGCTGAATGTTACCATTAAATCCTATCCAATCCTAGGGGATTGATGCGAGCTGCGATTTGTGGAGTGATCGTTGCCTCAGCCTTGACGACATCTGGTTGAGCTGGACCGAGTGGAATGTACGTAGCATTCATCGACATGAACTCGAGAGTCACGCCGTACAGTACCCTGAAGACCTCTTCGGCATCGTCGATGGCTACCTGAGGGAACTGAAACGCAGGGTTCCTTCCTCGAGAGTATCCGCCGATCCCGATCTGGTTGGCAGTAATGACGTGGTGCTTCCACGGGTAGTCCCGGATGTGACTACGAAGACGATCAATGATGTACTGTGCACGACCTTCATGTGCAACGATCACGCATCGCCTGTCTGGGTCCTCTGCAATCCATCGACACACAGCTGTGGTCTTACCTGTTTGTCTTCCACCTGCAACGATGATCATACACGCACTCCTTGGATAATCAATGCAGCGACCCATCCAATAGCGAGCCCGAAAAGCAAGCCAAGCCCGGTCCACATAAGTGCTTCACCAAATCTTTTCATCCATTCCTCCTTGTGGCCTATCGCCCCTGTGGGCGTTGCTAGATTCACTTGTTAGACCTAAGAGAGACAAAACTGCGCTGATCGTTTCCTAGAAGCTCATTCATCTTGTCTCTCTTAGGTCTAAGACTATTAGACGTTAATTAGACTTTCCTGCGTGCTTGCTAAAACCTAAAACACATGCTCCGCATTTCAATCCTTTGGACGCTTCATACAAGTTGCCAGCATCAAGGCTTTTACCACACCCGATGCATTTGTTATCTTGACGAAGAAGTACTTTCCGAATCCTGATGGAGACGTTCTTCCTGTTTCGGTAGTCTCGCACCATAGCTAAAGGTTCTCCTGGATCCTAAGTCGACGTTCTAGTTCCATCTTGGTCGCCTCAAGACTTTCGATCTGTGCTTCGACTTGTGCCAGCTTACGCTTCAGTGATGTGCGTCCGCGAAACTGGACAATGATGTTCGATGGGTCGAGGTTGGTACGGTTACCATCCTTGAAAGTGACATACTCATGAGCACGTAGAGTGCGTCCAAGATTTCGCTCGGCAATAACTCTGGAGGTGAGTTCCCAACCTTCGGGCGTCTTGACGTACTGGTATCCATTGGGTGCCACTCTCTCCGTTCCTACAGGTGAAGCTTGTCCTCTAGGCATGAAGTCCCTCAGTATCTATAGCGCTCCAGAGTTTGTTTTCCAAAAGGCGATAATCCCTTTCTAGGTCAGCATCTCTGAATTCAAGGGCGGTGTAGGCAAGCTGCAACGAGTGCTTACCATTAATCACTTTGATTATGTGCCTGCGTCGTGACTTGTCGTAGTATAGTTCCCGTATCATTATAAGTCACCCCAGTTCTTGCCTACGGAGATGTCGACGGGGAAGGGAACGTAGTCGGTAAACTTTGTTCCCTCTTCGGCCATGACTGTACTGAGTAGTTTCGAAACTTCGTCTGTCCTAGTTTCTGCACACTCAACCACAAGTGCATCATGGATAGTAAGTCGGATGAAGCCCAGACCACGCAACATCGGTCGCAGACGTATAAGAGCGCTAAGGCAGATGTCGGAGGCAGTTGATTGTGGCAGGTAGGACAGCGCTTCATTCATCACCTCTCGCTTGTTCTGATCCGTGATCAACCAGAATCGTCGATGTCTTCCGAATGGAGTGACAAGGGGCTTGCCCGACAGTACATGCGCCTTGATACCCTCTTGCCACCTCATCACGTCCGGGATCAGATTCGTAAAGCCTCTGTATAGCTTCTCGCCCTCACTAGCCGACAAGTTATACTCTTTTGCGACGGACCAAGACTCTCGACCATAACCGATGCCGTAGAAGAATGCCTTAGTTCGAATGTATTCTTCCTTGCCCCACTTGCCTGAGCCGTACAACTGATCGGACAACTCGTTGAAGAACTTGTAGTCCGGATCAGGATTGCTCAGGATTTGTCGGAGGTATTCGTCCTGAGCTAGGAACGTCATCACTCGAGCTTCGACGTTTTTGTAGTCGGCTTGGATTAGGACATTCTCAGGTCGTGTGACACCAAACTGCCGTCTAATTTCCTTATCACGTACAATGTTCTGGAGATTTGGATTTCGAGATGCCAACCGTCCTGACGTCGAACCGTGGAGCATGTAAGTAGTATAAACACGTCCGCGGTACATTCGTTTGCGGATTCCAGCGATATATGTACTGTAGAGCTTGTGCTGTCGTCGATACCTGAGAAGAGCTTTGACAAACTCTCTTCGGGCACTCCCAACAGGCAGTCGGGTGAGCAGCGCTGTGAGTGTTTCTTCGTTCGTAGAAGCAACTTGCACCTTCTGCGTTTCTAGATACGCCTTAACTTGCTTCGGCGATCGTGGGTTGATTCCAAGCCATGCACCATCATCCAAATGCCCTGTTGACTTCTGGATGACGACGTCCATTTCATTCTCGATGCCATCGAGACGGTTGAGGTACTCCGTCTCAAGCTTCGCCATGGCATCCCGATCGATCTGGATCCCATTCAACTCTAGGAACATGAGCTGGTTGGAAGCCTTAACCAGGAAGTCATGGACCTTACGAACGTCCTCACGTTCCATCGCCTCTGTGAATAGCTCGTACAGTTCCCAAGTACATGCTACGTCATATGCATTGTACTTGTAGAGGATTGGTCGTGGAATGTTCGCGTAGTTACCACGCCTAGGAATGAACCGCTTGATCTCGTCGTCGTACTTCGGAGCGCCAAGCTTTTCTACTGCGAGGACTTTAAGACCATGGTTACCTGGTCGTTCGTCGAGACAGTAGGAGGCGAGCATGGTATCGAACCAGAGCTCGAGGGCTCCGAGCTTGGGGTAAAGTCCGGCAAGGTCAAATTTGCCGTTGTGAGCAATGAGTCGCTTTCCACGAAAGAGCTCCCGCAGTCGACTGACCACCTTAGGGTCGGTAAGTGGATGCTCACCCAACACCACAGCTCGTCCCCTTGCGTAAGCAATTCCCACGCAAAGTAGAGAGTAGTTGTTCGGGTGGTCATCGCCGGCGACGTCTTTCTCAATACCCACCTCAATGTCGATAACGAGAGGTCCCTCAAGTCGTTCCAGTTCGTCGATGACTGCGAGCGTCTGATCAACATCGTCAAATGCTCGCCACTCAGGTTCACGCCAAGACTCACGTCTACTCTCCTTCAGCTTCCCTATATCCGAAACGAGCGCTGGAAACGCATCTGCATTGCGCAGGCAGTACGCCGGGTGCCAAGTCGGAACAACCCGGATATGATTCGCCTCGCCCGCATTTGCACTGAGAAATCTTGCGCCAGTCTTAGGTGGGCCAACTCGGAGAGTGGTAATTGTGCCTGGATCGTCAACCAGAAGGGTGCCCGCCGTGCCGCCAAGTGCAATGATATCGGTAGTCTCGAATTGCTGTACTTCCCGTGCGAGACGAGCCTTACATGCAGTAACCGCACTACGAGGAGGAGTTGCGTTACTCTCAGGCCTACATAGACAAACATTGGTAAGAAGTACCTCGCTTCGTTTTATACTGTGATGCTTAAGTACAGCATCCAGCAGTTTTCCGCTAGGTCCCGTGAATGGTTTTCCGTAAGTCCCCTCGTAGAAACCAGGAGCCTCACCGACTACAACTAATCTACGTTCGCCTTCAGCTCTCGGGCGCCACAGATCTCTTCCAGCTGCTTTCACCCCCTGTGGGATTTGCGAAGGCACATACGGGGCGTCTCGCAGCGGGCAGTGGGAACAATCAGCTCCTAGCGCTTCAGCTTTCACTGTCCTGCCCATTCCTTGAAGATTCGAATGTTAGCTGCTAGTACTCTAGGGTCAACCTCCTTCTTCACGGTGAAGTAATCGGATCGTCGTGTGCTCCAGGCATCGATTGTGGTAAGTTGCTTACCAACCTCTGCCAGCTTGAACGGCTGTGCTGAGTCCATAGATCGGACTCCCTCGAATTGTACGTGATACATCTCTTGTGGATATATGCTGTTCAATCCGAGTAAGTGGATCTTAAACCTTTTTGGATAGACTCTATGGATAGCACGTGCGATCTTCCGACGGATCTCTAGGTCTTCATGTGTAACGAGGACCTTCGGAATCCCGATGGCGGTGATCAAACTATTCTGAGCGTACTTCTTTAGCAGGAACTGTCTGTCGCTTAGCTCCTGTCCTTGTAGTACGCCCATGATGTTGTAGTTCGATGCTTCCGGACCATACTCGTCTAGGAAGGCATTTGTTGCTTCGAGTGTTGCAGCTGCGTCGTTCATAACGTCAGGTGCAACAATCTCGTGCGGCTTGATAGCTCGGGCGAAGTTCAGAAGATCTTCACCGTTAGCGAGCTGATTCTCAGCACACCCATTGTCTAGGATGATGTAGTGCCCACGTGCCCGAGCTGTTGCGTATGTTCTCAGGTATGAAAGGTTGCGACGCAGCGAGGCTAGTGGCAACACTAGGTGGATGTCACTGTGAAGTGCTTCCTCTTCATACCCCTTAGGAGGGATTAATGCTGCGCGCACTACTGTTCCTTTACGCTTGTGAATCGGGAGGACTTGATGAAGCCTGACTCGAGACTGTCCGGTGGAAGTGCAGCTGCGATTGACTCTTGTAGTAGACGCAGCTTGATGTAGGTGTATCGGGCGTAGTTGGCTAGATCGACGATCTCGTGGAGCGCTTCCTCGATGGTATCGACGGTTAGGAACTTTCCGGGGCCATACTTCTCGGCGCCCATTCCATGACGCTCTTCGGTCATGCGATCGAACTCTTCACTCAAGGCGAAGACGACCCCTGCGAGCTCTTGTGCGGCCTCTTCAGCCTCGGCTGACCCACGAAAGGTCATGTGCTCCTCGTCAGCCTGACGTTTGAAGTCGTCGGTTATATCAGGCATTAGTGACCACCATTCAATCTTGAAAGGAATTCGGCCTTTGCGGTCCGGGTGTGATCGTTGAATACACCTGACATGACGGCCGTGTACGTCTTAGTGCCCGGTGTTTGTACACCGCGAATTGTCATGCAGAGGTGTTCTGCTTCCATGACAACCGCAACGCCACGAGGCTTGAGGTTCTTCTCGAGGAAGTCTGCAACCTGTTGAGTGAGTCGTTCCTGAACCTGTAGAGCCTTGGCGAAGTGATGTACAACACGGGCGAACTTACTTAGTCCGGCCACGAACTCACCCGGCACGTAGCCTATGTCTGCCTTCCCAATAAACGGGATAACGTGATGATTGCAGAGGCTCACGAATGGAATGTTACGGACGATGATCATCTCGTCCATTCCATCATTCGGAAAGCACTTCCACTTGATCGGAAGTGGTTCGGTAAGCTCCTTCAGCATGTGAACGAATCGTGTTGGTGTGTCCTGACCATGTATGTCGTTGACGTCGAGACCTGCGGAAGTACGAAGAAGTACCTCAGCCGCTTCGATCGCCTCCTTCTCAGGATCGGCAAACATATGTGCAAGAGATGGATGGTTCCGTCGGACTAAGTCCAGGCCCATTCGTTCGAACACGCCTTGCAACTCTTCAGGTATTGGTTGTTCTCCAGGCATTAGGCGTCCTTGTTTTCGAATTGAGCCCTTGGCACAACGATCTTCCGTATAGCACCGTTGTCCTGTTCTTGGTGAATGGCGACCAACGTCTGTAGCGATGGGGGCGACAGACGAAAGCGGGTGAGACGTCCGAATGGCTTTCCCGTACGTCGGGTGTGATTCATCCCCATCGAACGGAGGTGCGCACGATTCGGAACCGACTCGCTTCGGTGCTTGGCGATCTCCTTCTCGTCTGCGCCTTCGCTCTTCAGACGCTTGAGAAGGTTCTTCTCCAATAGTGCTGCCATACGATCGATAGCACCCTTACGGTTCTGCTTGCCTGTACGTGTACGTAACATGCTACTCCTTATGGTAGCTGGTACTCAGCTCCGTTGGTGTTTGTTTCCTGGACAAAGATCCTTATTGGGAACTTGGCTCCAAACTTGTCGCACATGGCTTCGCAGATCCACTTGGCGATGTTTTCCGTCGTAGGATCTCCTGGCCATGTACGCAGACCAGGCAAAGTACTCCATGAGATTGCCGGAACTTCTTTCATGGGATCGTACTGGTGATCGTTGATGAGTTCACGTGACCATGGATCTTTGTAGTTGAGGTGGAGTTGGTGATCGAGCTGCTCGTCGATGAGCGTACGAAAGACCTTCTTCACCGATCCGAAATCGAGTCCAGCGAGAAGACCTTTCTCATCGATATGTCCTGCGATATGCATCTCGATCTGCAACGAGTGACCATGAATGTGCTCGCACTTACCTGGCAGGTTCATGAGCCGATGTGCGATCTCAGCATTGTGACTTACGTAGATACCTGCTCGATGGCTCACGAGTCGTCTCCCAGTTGCAAAAGCATCTGAGCGGCTTCGAGATTTGCTTCGACCTTTTCGGTCATCTTGTCGGCGAGCTGCTCGGAGCGACTTGACTCCGGTGCGACCTCGGCTGTCTTGATCATGGTACATGGAGGAAGGAGATGACCTATTTTTAGGCCATTCTCGTCGTATACCATGACGAACGCACCTTCGACGTTCCACCCACCGTACGTCGAGTAAACCACAACAGGGTCGATCTCCCCGTCGTATACTTCGACACGATACTTGATTGGAATCACTTCGGGCTCTATCCCTTCGTAACCATCATCCAGGAAACTTCTAACATGCTCGCCCATTACCTGCCCCTTGTGTCGCTCCATAGTAGGATGTGTGTACGGAATGATAGTCCGTATCCACGCGCAATTGCTTGGTCCACGATGCGTCGAGCTGTATCGACGTTCTGCGCAACGCTTGTACCTTCAGGCATGACCATTACACGATTCGTATCAATACCTGCGACACGAACGATCTCGTCGACCTCGGGAAAGTCTTCCGTGGATCTTACTACGAACTTGAACCACGCCTTAGGACTTTGTGCAAAGTACTCTAGCGTTTCCCAGCGACGACGTTTGTTGATTATGTTACCACTGTGCTTCAGCTTTGGCGACACGTTGTATTGTGCTACGTGTCTATCGAATGGAAGCGTTGGTGTTATTGTTGCGGCTGTCTCGATGTGAATCGAATCTCCCCAGCCAGTCAGCGTCTGAATGAGTGGCAGCAAATCGCGCTGCTGCATCATAGGCTCACCACCAGAAATGACAAGCATGGTAGGCCAAGTAGCTATATCCCATAGCTTGCGAAGCTCGGAGATAACCTCGTCGACCTGCATTGTCTTGCGGTTCGCAGCCTTGTCGTGAATGATAGGCACTTCGAGCTTGCTGGCGAGCTCCGCGTTGAACGCCCACGTGTATGCAGTATCACACCACGTGCACCGAAGATTACAGTCCGCCATCCGGAGGAAGAGGCAGTGTCTACCACTTGCTGCCCCTTCCCCCTGGACCGTAGGTCCGAAGATCTCATTGACCTGCAAGGTCATTAGTTACTTGCCTCCATGGATCGATGAGTAGTGGCGATTTTCCAGTACTCAGTGTCGTCGTATACCGTTGAATCCGTGTACGGGAAGTCGTCCGGGCGCTCGTTGTTGAACTTGCGAAGTGCCTCGTCGATTGCCTCGAGACGTTCGACACACGTGCCACAACGGCCACAGTGGTTCTCGCCGCCCTTGTAGCAGCTCCACGTCAGGTGGAACGGAACACAAAGCTGCAGCGCACGATAAGCGATGTCGGCCTTCGTCGAGTTTAGGTATGGTGTTGTGATTGGCTTGGCTACGCTAGTGAAACCTTCAGCGATGACTTGAGCATCTCGGGTCGGATCAAGCTCGATGTCGAAGTTGTGAAAACCTTCGTTGCCAGCAAGCATTGCCTGACCGAGCGTGTAGATAAACACCGGACGACAATCCGGGTAGATGAAGTGATCACCTGCGTGGACGCCCATAGCGATTGTATTCGCCTGACGATTCACAGCCATACCACATGCGATGGACAGCATGATCATGTTACGGTTAGGTACAACCGTCTGCTTCATGGTGTCCTGAGCGTAGTGACCCTCAGGCACGTCGATGTGCTTGCAGCCACCTTCAGTACCGTAGGTGTCAGATGTACCTGGGTGCGAAGTGAGTGCGCTGTTCGAGATGAATGGGGTGAGGCCGGAGAGGTCGATGACGCTGTGACGAAGTCCGAGCGCCCTCGATGTGTTCGACGCGAAGATAAGCTCCTTGCGATGACGCTGTCCGTAGTTGAACGAGACAGTTTCAACCTTGTAGTCCTGCGCTAGCAAGTCGTATACCATGGTGGTGCTATCGAGCCCACCACTAACGATTGCTAGCGCTAACTGCTTTTGGGTCATTGAACTTGATCCTTCCAACTGCTTCGTAAACGAATGTTCTCCCAAGACGTGACGACAAGATAAGCCCACGCTGCTCGAGAGTCCCGAAGACAATGTCGGCTTGACGTGCTTCGAGATGGTACCATTGCATCAATCGAGATCGAGTCACGCCAGGATTTCGACGTATACTCTTGAAGATCCGTTGCAGTAGGATCTCGTTGGCGGAACGTCCAATACCGTTGATGATCTCGGTAGCATAGTCCCTCCAACCTTCTCCGTACTTGATTGCAAGCAACAGGTCCTCTACCTCGACAGTTACAATGTCTTGCTGCAATCGCGACGCTGCGATAAGTACAGCAACCTTCAATATGGACTTAGACAACCGGTCGTACACCGGCGTCATGATGTCTGGCTGGTCGTTATTTACGCCTGCGTAAAGCAAGGTCGCTTCGAGCCTGTTGTATCTCTGCCAAGCCTCCTGAGTTAGCTCCGCATTCCATCTACCTTCCGAGATATCTACGGTCTTACCCTTAACGATTACCTCGGTGTTAAAGATGTAGTGGTCGCGAAGCTCTTCCAATTCATCGAGGAGGACTTGACGTCCAGCCAAGTTCTGCTCCGTTGGAGGTCCCAAAGGCTGTAAGGTACTCACATCCGATTCCGCCGTTAAGAACAAGAACCGCGGGACAAAACCAGATGATACATGATCTAGGGTCAATAACGACTGGATTCGCGTCTTGATCCCGCCTGCGAATATCAGGAGGCATGGTTCCCTAACCGTCACCGTTTCACGCTTGAGGACTCTTTTCATGGTCTTGCCGTCGTACAATTTTGTAAGAGCCTCGGCCATGCCAGCCATGTAGTCCTTGCGCGCCATCGCTTCGATGAGCCCCGAGAACTCGTCGCGCAGAAACATTGATGGCTTTCCAGGCCGGATTTCTAGTGACTGCATGAGCCCTTCTAGCGAGCCATCTGTTGCCAAGAGGACGTTGTCGTCCACCTCGTCCAGCATGTCCATTGCTATATCCATAGCAGTCGATTTTCGTGTCAGCGTCGTATCCGCCAGAAGCATGAACCACAAGTTCGGCATAATGGTCCCGAACGAGGTTGGCAAGCGAATCGTACCAGCAAGAAGTGAACTGAGGATCATAAGGGCGCCGGCTTGGTGGTACGCTACTGCCGCGTCCCCAAGAGTACTGGCCCATTCTATGTACCTTTCGACGAATGTTTCGTAGCCATCCAGAGACTTGAGCTCGTCAGGCGTAATGAGGGGGGCTTGCTTTTCTGTCTCAGGTACAAGGATGTTAAGCTTCTCAACCGTCATAAGGTATGCGCGACAAACTTCTTCCCATAACAGACGTGGGTGCTTGCCATCGCGCTTGTACTTATTGCAGGCTGCGTCTGAAGCTACAACGAACACTTCTTCTCGGGACAGACCGGCTTCGAAGCAAAGCATCTGAAGCTGCCATAACGGCTTGCTCCATCCACCTTCTTCGTCGTCATTAGGCGGTTGACTATGAATGCTAAATACGATTGGGTTGATCGATCTTCGATACCTTTGCAGGATGTCTACTGCAGCTTCGGTGGGAAGCACTTCAGGCATTGGATCATGGTCAAGGGTGTTGACTCGTGATTCGGCGTAGTCGCTAAAGTCTTCGATGTGGTAGTAAGTCTTTTTCGCCGTTAAGATCTGGACTTCGTACGGTAGTGCATACTTCATGTTGAACGTTCCAGGCACACGAAGCAGCTGCGTAAGATCCCAGCCACCACTATCAGCACCATCTGGTACGTGGTGGTACGTGATGTTCCTACTTACTTGCTCGGCCACCGCGGGGGTTACTGCTTTGTCGAAAACCCACAGGGCCTGCCATCTTGCGGGCGACGTTTGGACTATGATCGATGGGGCGACGAGCATAAGTGATGGATCACACGCGTCGAGATCAGCCCAAGCCGCTGTACACATCTTGACGTTCTCTTTAACTCTTGCGCTCTTTGTTCCAGGCGCACGTTGGTTAGTCTTAAGGAGCTGGGGACAGAAGTACACATTTGCCGTTGCCTTGTTTTGGGAGATATGGTGCATCATTCTTGGAAGGTCTTCTGGGTACTTAAAGAACTCTTCCGTAAAGCCCTTCTTGCCTGTAATGTTTGTTATGTACGCAACGCATACGTATCCATCTGCTTCTGTCCCGAACAGCAGCTTGAAGAACGTTTCCTGTCTTAGGCGTTGTTCTTCCGGCGAGGCCGGTGTTGCCATTACTCACCTCCTATTCAATTAGTAAGGAACGCCAGGAATCGAACTTCCATATGAGCACCCGTTCGGCCCGGGCCTACTAGGCTAACCTCGCCGATTCCTGGCGTTCGCCTTCTACTGTAACTATAGTTCAGTTACAGTACATTACGACAGCAGAGAGGAACGCGCCCCCGACTTGGTCTTGGTCGTAGCGGTTCCAGCAGCTGCAGTCCACTGCGCCTCGGCCCAGAAGCCCTTCGGCTCGAACTTCGGCTGGTAGGTCTTGCTCGGGTCCTGCTTGTCCTTCTGCTCTCCGACGTAGAGGCCGCCGACCATCATGACCTTGCCGATCAAGAAGTCAGGCGAAGGTACGCGCATCCGACCTGAGCTGACGGGAAGGCCGAGCGCCTTCATCATGTTCGAGATGGTGTACAACGCCGGGTTGAAGAGCATAGCGTTCGTCCAGCACTTACGGTTGACGAACTGTCCACCCTTCTTGTCGGCGACGACGGTGAACTCGATGGCGTAGTATGGCTTGCCAGGGTTCTTGCTTGCCAGGCCGCACTCCCTGAGGTTCACGTCGGTGATCGTCATCAGGTACTTGCCGGTCGGAAGAGGCTCGATGTCTCGCGACTCGGAAGCTGCTTCCTCTTCCGAGAAATTGACGTACAAGCCGCCATCGTCGTCCATGTCTTCCATGTAATCGCTGGGATCAGTCACTTGTTACTCCTGGGTTTAGTAGCGCAAGCGCTTCGTCGGTTACTTCCATGTTTGGTTTGGTAGGTTTGGGATTTTCGATTTCCATCTTAGCTGCGCTCATGATACCTGTCTGACGGACAATGATGTCGTACAGTTGCTCCATGTCCGGATTTACTAGGACAGGTGGGAGAAGACCTGATCGGTCCTTTGCAACTGTTGACTCGGTAGCCGCTGACTGCAGGACTCGTACCTGCGTTTCCTCGCCGTCTACAACCACCTCCTTGATGTTGTAGTACAATACGATGTCCAGGAATGCTGCGACTTCCTGGGCCATCTTCCCGCTGAGTGACGGGAGCTTAATGGGTCGCTTCATCCGATCCATGTCTTCACGTTCCAACGCCGTGAAGATCACGTTCATTGGAAGGTCACGGAACGCACGAACGAAGCGCCGAGTCTGTTCGAGGTTCTTGCCCCACTCGCGAATGCTTGGGACGTCCATGTCGCGCTCGTCGCCCTTGTCGTCCAAGAGCTTCAGCATGATCTCATTCATGTTGAACTTCTGGATCTCTGTCAGGCTGTCAAGAACGACAGTCGAGAAGCCGTGACCTCCTGCGTAGAGTGCATCGTATACAGCCTGCATCTCTTTCCAGGTCTTGATTCGGACTCGCTCGACGCCAGGGAATTCCTTCCTGAGAGTCAGCACACCGCCTTCGATGTCGATGTACAGCACTCGACGCATCTCCGGAACTGCGAAGGCTGAACCTGCAAGTCGAGTCTTACCGACACCTGACTTGCCGTAGATCATCAGGTTGAAGTGAGGAGGTACGTCCGCGACCTTCTCCAGCTTGAGACCTGCAATCGTTCCTGGCGTCAGACTTGTTACTCGGCTGACTCCGTCGATCACTCTCGGATGTGTCATTGCTCTCCTTCTCTTGCGGTCCTCATCGGTTTGGACCTTTAGTTACCGTTCATTGCCTGACAAAACGCTACCCAGCAGATCATCACTGCGATGACGATGATAGCAACGTTAGCGACGATAGTAGCGTCGCGGCCTGTGTGGGTTACGACATATGCAGTAGCGACGCTGCCAATTCCTAGTACACCTGCAACAACTGCCCATACGTGCCTCATACCATCACCACGTCACAGCAACGGCAGACGTAGTAGTTGTGCCCCTTGACATCTTTGCCTGCGTAGCGTGGCCAGTGGATCCGAAGCTTGCAGATCAGTCTCATTGTTTGCCCTTGATTTCTATTTCGCCGGTACATGAGCCCTTACCATCGAGGTGTTCAGTGGTTGTGTGACCACATTCGCACACAACAATTATGTCTTCCTCGTTGTCGGTTTTGTACCAGTACTCGAAGCCTGAGCAGTCGCACATGACTATCATCGTCCGCCCTTGCTCTCGGTGCTCATGGGTTCGATCTCCCAGTAACGACGAATACGCTTTTCATAGTTCGAGAGGAACATATACTCGACGTCCTCGTCTCGATTCGTACCAAGGCAAGGTTGGCGGTAAGCGCAAAACGTACATGCAAAGCGTCCGGGAGATGGGTAAACACGAAGGGCCGGATCGATGATGTCCATGGCTTCGAGCCAGATGTTATATCCCGCATTAGCCAGTTCTGTCGGCGTACGAAGTACCTGCTTCCGACTGAAGAACCTCGGACCTTCATCCTTCAACCACTCCAAGAAGTTGTCGTACGCTCCCGCTGCGAGACCTTGAGGGTCGCCCTCGCCGATGGTCTCGAGGTAAATGTCGTACGAAGTGTTTTGCGACTTGCTAACGGAGTACCAACATCCCTTACGCTGGACCTTGTTCGGCTCAGGCTCGATCGGGAATGCCTTCTTGATCTCGTGGTGGATGAACCCAGCGATGTCGAGTCCTAATACCCACAGGGCCCAGCAGTACGAAGTGATCTGGTCGTCGAGTAGGATGAACTCGTCGGGAGCGTCGCCCTCTTCCTGTCCGGACAGACGAGCTGCTGTCTTCCAGTCAACGATCCAAAGGCGCCCATGCTCATCTTCCATCAGGCAGTCGATACGGCCACCATAGGTAACAGGAAGTCCAGGCCATGAAACCTTTTGGCTAGTGTCTTCAGGATCTGCCTTGAAGTGTGTCATGAAGAGCTTCCAGCACTGGTTGCACTTACACCAAACGACTCGGCCTTCAGGGTTACAAATAGGCACCTCGAACTCGATCTCTACCTTGATCGGTTTGAGGCGCCATCCGTCTAGCTTCGGACTGACCTTTGAGCAGTGATAGCGTAACATTCCTTCGCCAAGCGCGACACGCTCTTTGAAGTCCTGATCAAGCTCTGGGTCAATCTGTCCGTTATTCAATTGTACGTAGTGGTTCTTCTGCTCGATGCACATGTTCTTAAATGCAAGCAGAGCTAGTGTCTCGCGAGTCTCAGCGTCTTTGCCCCACATATCCGGGTCGTACCAGGTCTCCATCGCCTTGTGAAAGGCGCTGCCGAACTCTAACGGCTTGGGAGTTGTCTGAGGGTACCATCTGTCGACGAACAACCAGTGGTGACGTCGACGACATCCTCGGAAGCTGAGACGTTCGCTCGTGTGAATTGAGTGTGAAAGTTTAGCTTCGATGTAGTCGTTTAGATTCAATTTTTAACCCTCCCCTATACTATACTTAATTATACCCTGCACCACGTATTTGACCTCAAGGGGCCTCACAATCGTCCTACTGAAAGTCTATTAGTCCGATTGTGAGGGACCTTCAGATCACTACTGGTAGACCTTGAACGACGACGATTGGTCGTTGTGGAAGCCGGTCAGGTTCATCTGTTGACCTGAGCCGACGTAGCCCTGGAACGTACTGTAGTCCGACGTGATACCGCCGAGGCAGTTCGCATCGTAGTACGTGCTGACCTTCCAGGGTGAAGAGTAGTTGTTCCTGATCGACGAGACCTGATCGTTGAACGGGTAGCCGATGTTCTGGCAGTGACCGAGATAGGCCGTATCCCAGTAGTACATCGTTCCGCCGCCGTTGCTGTCGATCCAAACGCAGAACTTGTTGGACGGGCAGTTGGAGAACGCCGCCGATGCAGGCGAGCCCGTCGCGAGGAGACCTACGACGACAACCATCAGTAGGGCTGCCAATAAGGACAAAGCACGTTTCATCGTGCGACTCCGATCGTGTAGGTCGAGTACGTCCGATAGGCGGGGGATTGGGGGAAATACGAGATGTTGCAGGAAGCGCAGATCACGTCGACCGGCTGGATGCTTCCGTTCGTCGAGCAGGCATTGTTGAAGAACAGTACCGATCTGCCAGACCCGAGCCGATTGTACACACTGATGTCTCGGTTGTCCCAGTAGCCACCGAGGAAGTTGCACACGAGCTGACCGCCGGAGCCGCTGTACGAGAGTGTCAGTCGATTGCCTGTTGCACCAGCGCCGTCCCAGATACAGAACAGACCGGCGGGACAGTCGGCCCAAGCTGCAGATGCGGGTTGCACCGCAACCAGCTGAATGCCGACGAGGAGTAGTAGGGCTGTGGATGCTGCGAGTAGAACCTTTTTCATTTCTCTCCAGGCTAGTTGCGAATTATGGACTTGGCGCGACTTTTCTAGGCCTCACCTCCCTTCAATGCAGCACTCTGCGTCGGTCGATGAGCTGGATGCCCGCCCGTATGTGGATCGCAGGCAGCAAGTGTCAACACTACTGCAACCAAAACTATGACCTTCTTCATTCCATGTTCTCCAGAACTGTGATGGCTTGCAGTGCTTCGTTCGACAACTTGCGAAGGAAGTCGATTGCGTCCTTCTTCTTGTCGACATCGATGAGTGGCTCGTCGTCGCGGGACTCTTTCCCCCACAAGTACACACGCCACCAAGTTGTTGTGACTTCCTCATAGACAGGAACGGTTCCGTCTACGAGGGGATTCTCGTGCGGCTTCGATCCGGTTTGGAGTGTCTCGCGTTCCGTTTCAGTTCCGACTTTGAGTTGAAAGTGTCCGTCAATCTCGGTTAGGTTTTCTTGAATAAGTGTCATGACTTAACCGACTCCGAGTCCGTTGCCTTGGCGTATGCAGCCAGGTCGATTGGGTGCCGAAGGGCCATCTCCAGCTCCTCGGTGAGCCTCTCGACACGACGCTCGGCACGTGCCAGCCGCCTGAATGCATCGATAGCCAGTTCTGTGTTAACGTCCATGTTCACCTGCACCTTTCGCATCTGTTCCTTACGAACCCTTTTGCGACCGCGTTTTTACGTGCCAGGTAAGCTTGTTCATTTCTCGGAGCAGTATGTCCGCATTTACAACGAACCTCGTACCAAACACGGTCCCATGACTTTGGATCTACATAACTTGTTGCGAACATTCCTACCACCCGCCCTGTGGGTGTTTGTTTAGCAGAAGCACGTACTTAACTCTTTGCTTGCCCAATGGACTTCAGTTGGTCCGGGCGAAGCTTGTTGCTGGGTCGATGTCCCGAAGCACTCTCCGGACATTTCTGATTGAGCGTCTCAGTGGCTTGCCACTTCTCCCCACGCCACTTAATGGATGTACCACAATGCTTACAAACCCTCAGGTTTCCAGGAGCCTGTCCTTCCATACTTCGGCCCTCCTTCCACAACACCAAGGAACATGTTACGTTCCTGTGGTGGGATATCGGCCGGATCGAGAAGGTTCCGAGGATGCTGCCACTGACCTTTTCGAGGCTTCCCACAGGCTGCGTGAATCCACCAGCCCCACTTGACGCCTCGAACGCTTTTCGGCTCTTTGGCTACTGATGGGCATCCACAGAACTGTGAAGGCTTCTTGAAGATGCCCTTCACCCTGATGGTCTGGGTAGGCTCTTCAGTAACGGTCTGCATTGTGCCTGCAAATGCATCGGCGTCTTCATCGCTGTCGAACTCGAGTAGGACGTACTTCACCTGATTTCACCTCCGCACTTTGGGCAGCTGAAGATATCGGTGGGACCTTTACCAAACTGCTGAACCTCGATCTGGTTTTGAACTTCGGTCGAGTTGTACTCGCACTCGACATACTCGACGGAAGAAGCAGGATAGCTTGTGTTACCAGTACTGAAAAAGACACGAAGCCAACCGTTCTCAAGGCGCCACCCTCTGATGTTGGCGAAGAGAAGGACTACCACTATGCCTGACTTGAAGCTGATCTTTAGGTAGCCGTCTGGCTCGATTTCTGGGGACACAGGAAGCCGCACCCCGAATTGAGGTGCGGCGTCTGCTGGTACTTCACTTGTCATTTGGATCCTTCCAAGTCAGTATCTTGCTGTTAGGGTCTACGAATACCTCATCGGACAGGATTGGCTTGGATGCTTCGAGCCGCTCAGCGAAGAGTACCCACTCGTGGTCAGGGAGTTCGGAACTACGGTCCTTAGGACCCACCGCACACTCCACTTCTACTAGCTCGAAATTGTTACTCGGGCTTCGTGGTTCGTGCTTGGGGTGAAGATGGATGAGTGACTCTTCAGGCCAAATTGCATCCATTACTCGGTAATGAGCATCCTTGCGGATTGCATCGAGATCGGTCTTACCTGAGGAGTGATAATAGATATGCATTACGCCTCGATCTCTACTACTGTCTTGTCACCTAGGAGTTGTTTCAACCAGGACCATTTGAGCTTGATCATCTGCAAGCGGCCACGATCGACCGTGTCATCAGCAACGACGTCTATTACTTCGACGGCGTTCTTCTGACCGATACGGTGAAGGCGATCCTCAGCCTGCCGATTTTTAGATGGGTTCCATGTCCTGTCAAGGAAAATGACTGTTGAAGCGGCTGTGAGTGTAATGCCCTCGCCACCCGCATGAATTGTTCCAGCGAATACGCGTGCACTCCCATTTTGGAACGTGTCGACCAAACTACCGCGATGGTGCTGTGGTGTGTCACCAGTGAGCACCACGTGAGAGACGTTCGCGGCTTTGAGTCTGGCGACGAGCAGTCGTATAATTTGTTTCGATTCACTGAAAACAACGACTTGCTTGTCAGGATTGTCACCAATCTTCTCCATAACTACGTCGAGCTTGGATGATGGCTCCGACAGCTTGACTCTGGTGAATCCCTCTTCATCGCCTGTTTCAGGATTCTTCTTCATGAACCACTCTAGCTCGGCAAAGGCGAGAGCGAACTGCTTCAATCGTATCAGCTGCGCAACAACGATCGGTGCTGCGATAGGTTCAGACTCATGCTTTCCTACCCACGCGAGCATCTCACTACGCATTTGATCGTAGATACGACGTTGCTTCGGAGCAAGCTGGACCTTGATCTCCGAATAGTACTTCTCCGGAAGATCGTCGATCACTTCTTCTTTCAGGCGACGGATGTAGTACGGCGCAATGGCTTCTGCCAGCTCGTCGATATGTGCTACACCCGTTACCTTCTTGAACGTACCTTTGTGATATCCACCACAAGGTTCTTCTGTTCCGTCTTCCTTGGTCATGATGGCGAAACAGGCACCCTTGTTATGGGTTTGAATCTTGACGAAGTAGTTATCGAACCTGTTGTGGCTAGACCACACCTTAGGGTACAGCCAGTTTAGGATCGACCAAAGGTCTTGGGGTGCGTTGTCTGCAGGGGTTCCAGACAACGCTGTCTTGTAGCTTGTACGAAGCTTCTTCAGCCCTTGTGTTTGTTGCGACTTAGGATTCTTGGCGCGGTGAACTTCATCGGCGATAATATGCCACCAATGAACGTCTCGCAGCTCTTCCACTAGGCGTAGTGCTTCCCAGTGAACGACGTAGTAGTGATATGGTTCATGTAGCTTGTTGATAAGGTCTTGTCGGTTCTTCGGATTGATTACTACAACCCTGGCACCGACCCAGATCCGCTTGATGTGATCGTACCAAGACGATAGAACCGTCGATGGTGCAATGATCAACGTCTTGCAGTCTGTCTGCTTGTAGCCATCCAGCTGCTTTGTCCGTCTTCGTAAGTCAAGTGCTAGGGCTTCAACTGTCTTGCCAGTACCCATGTCGTCGCCGCAAAGTACACCAGGCACATACTCGAACTTGTCAACCATTACCTTTTGGAAGGGGTACAACTTCATGTGTTACTCCGGCTTCTTGCTGCGATCAAAGTTCTTGATCACAAAACCTTCACCCTTCAAGTCCGGAAGTGGCACGTCTACCAACGCCGCCATCTTTAGGAACTCATCCAGCTCGTCGTCCACGAGAGTTGAACAAGGACATGGAGTGAGCTTGTCGTACGGTAGACGTGTTACCATATGCTGTCCAAGCTGGTAGAACCGACCAGCCATCATACGGCTGACGTGTACTAGACCATTAAAGACGGCGTCGAACCTTTGTTCTGGCTCCCAGTCTTCGGCGTGCTCAGTACCTTCAAGGGACACGTTGATGTAGTCGATTCCCTCTTCTATGATCTTGTCGATCAGATCACGGAGGCCACTCGGAATATGGTACATGTCCTGATTGGACTTACCCACGATGGATTCGTCGCTACCGGATCCGAACAACTCACGCCAACCCAGGTTTAGCATATGCAAGTCCTTTGTTGCCTGCATACTCATTTCGCGTCGTGTTGCCACAATGCCTTCTTTCGTTCCGGATTCCGTTCGTGTAATAGCTAGTAACTAAGAAACATCTAACCTGATGTCTAACAAAGTAGACTAGCTATTAGACCAAAGGAATCTGGTGTTTAAGCGTCTTTACCTAGCGGTTTGTCTCTCTTGAGTCTCTTATATCGATGCTGATCCAACTTCCAAGGTACATCATGACTATTACCAAGGAAGCTAGTAACAATCCGGTCATCTGTTGACCTCGGCGCCGCCACCTAGTTCTAGGCCAAGCTGACGCTCAAGCGCTGCATTAACCTGATCGCCGATGTCGGGAACCTTGGGGAACTGCTTCTCCCGCTTCATCAGTGGTGGTGGAATTGTTCCGTCAGGGTTTACCTGTACTGCTCGACACACTTCGTTGCACCACCTGCAACGTGTATTGCGACAGGT